AGGAACACTGACAGGGTTGGTCCACGCGCTGGGTGGGGGTGCCGCGTAGATTGCTGCGGCCGTACCAAAGACATCCTCGACGGCAGTGATTCTGATCTCGTTATTATCTACAGCCCCAAACTCTATATTGGTCACACGCATGACCAGCGTGGCCACGCCAAACCTCGGCCAGTTCAGTTTAAAGACGTCACCGACATTCAGGCTGTACGCGACCCTGTTTGTGTATATCGTGCAACTAGCAAGTGGGGTGCTCAGCGCCTTGAGCGATCGAGCGGCGACCTTCGTTGCATTAGTCCCTGTCGTGATGCCAGGGAACTGGAGGGTAGTACCGACCGTCGCCCCTTGCTGTGCCACCAGGGAAATGTCCTGGACCGTTACTGAGTTGTCTTTCCCTGTGCTACCGTCCCAGTACTGCACTGTGACAGAGTTGATCAGCTCCCCGATGGTGTTCCGCTTGAAGTCGGTCAGCTTGGAGACATTGCTCTCGTTAAGCTCCAGGAGCGTGGCTACGTTGTACCCTCCACGAATCAGCTTCAACACGAACTTGCCCGTGGAGCGGCTGACATAGAGACTGGCATCGACGTGCTTCAGGACCTCCGATAGGAACTCATTCAAGGGCATTGACCGGTCCCACAGCAGTGACAGGCCCAGTCCTTCTGTATAAAGGGTGTCTGCGGCAGCTGAGAAGGCTGCGTCGTCGATGTCAGCCTCCGGGTACCCCATACCCCATGAGGGGTCTGTAAGGCACTCACGAACGATGTGGGCGGCATTCATGTCGTCGCCAACGGCGACCTTGCTCGAGTACCACTGTGGCTGCCCGTCCAGCCGGGTATTTCTCCGGGTGGCCCAGAAGGCCCAGCTCTTCAGATATGGGTTCTGGCCAACGAGAACCTGGCGCAGAACTGCACTTAGCACGCCTCTGAACGCTGGGATGTCAGTACCGAGCTGGGACTGGAGGTAAGAGTTCCTGGGCTGGGTGGTTCCCCCCATCATAATGTCGACCACGCCGCTGACCCCGCCCTCACGGCTCTCCCCACCAAAAAGGTCTGGGGCGTTGATGGTTACGCTTCCCCCGGTGGATGTCCCCGTCCAGGCCTGACGCCCATCAACCTCGATGGCTGTCACAGCATCCACGGGCCCGTGACAAAGTACCATGTGCATACCGACATAGTACCTGTACCCCACGGTAACTTTCTTACTCTTCCCCACGTGCCACCTCCACCGCGGCTATAACCATGGCGTCATTGTTGGACGCCGCAAGTAGTGCCTGTGCGTCCACACCGTTTACGAGGAAGTCCGAGTAGTCGAAACCATACCGAGTCAGCAACTCGCGTATCCCACGACTGCAGTAGAGCAGCTTACGGCAGTGCTCAATTCTGACAACAACATTGGTCACTTCTTGCCCCCCTTCTTCTTGATGGCCTCAAGCCTGATGTCGCCATACCAGACGACATTGGGGCCCTCTAGCTTTCGCTTGCCGAAGAGAACCGGTATTTCCCGCCCGACTTCAGCAGTCGGCGCCTTGATCTCGTCCAGCCCCGGGGGCTTCGCACCCTGGGGCTTCGGCATGAGCGCATAGCTGACAACGAAAGATGCAACCCATAGAGCCACATACCACCACATAAACTACCTCACACAATCGAGCTGAGAGCGAACGGGTTCTTAATGGGAATCCACGGAAACCCACCAAAATTGTCCAAGTTGTTGAACTTGGTGTTGCACGTTGTCCTTAGGTGGTCACAGCCAGGGTACAACCTCAGCTCAGCGCCACCCACGAGGGCATTGAATGGTCGGGAGATAGTGATTTGGTCAGAGCTGTGCGCCACAATAAATCGACTGCTAAAGTCGGGTGCCACCACCATCCCACCAGTAAAGTACCCACCCGGGAATGCCCCCGCCCCCTGCACAGTTAAGGTGACGCCACCAGAGACAGACAACAGCGAACCGGTCAACAGGTACGCCTCCTGATTAACATTGCAGCCCCGGGTATATAGCGTGTGCCGGCAGCTCAGCTCAAATTTGGGGCGAAGCCCTGGGCGCTTGATAGACGTAAATACAGACTCGCACTCCACCTGCACAGTGTTATCGCTCGCCTTGGCGCCGACCACCCGCCCTTTCCAATACTGGGCAAGCTCCTTATCCGGGTCCGTCAGGTGGAGCCTATACACGTTTAGCGTAGTGACCAGGTCAGGGGCAAACCCCAGGAACTGGGCAGCAAACTCGTCCCCCCTCGGGAACGTTAGTGTCAAAGTCTCTTTCAGTGCGTCCTCGCCCTGCTTTATCCTATCCCGCTTAACGGCGGAGGGGATAAAGGTTCGAGCCAGGCTCGTAAACTCCTGGGTGCCGGTGGTGAAGTACCACTTACTCAGCCCCTGAATAAACTCGTAGCACTCAACGGGGGCGCCGCTAGAAGTTGATGCCTCATAGGCTGCATATGTCATTCTGGCACCTCGACAACGGAAATGCTGACTGAAATTTGGCCATTATACTCGTGATTCAGCTCCACCGTGTCAGAGTCGAGTCGGACATGGGAGATGAAACAAACCATGTCAATGTCATTGACCACGGCCGTAACCCCGATCGTCGCGTCGAGGCTCAGGGTCTCAGTCCCATCGTTGTTGGCCGTGCCACTTAGAACCCGCTTGAAGACCCGAGTGCCACTCTTGAGCTGAATCATTATGTCCTTGACACCGTAAAGGACGGGGTAGTTAATCGCCTTGACCACAAGTCCTGACGAGGTGGAGTTAAAGTCGGCGGTTACCTCGAGGTCTCTGTTCCATGATGGCAGCCAGAAAGCTTTCTGCTTACCTTGCAGGCTGTGGAGCCACTTCCTGGCCCGCCAGCGCTCAGCCCTGTTCTTAGTGCTGAACGTCAGAACCTGGTGGTGGTCAACCCAATTGGAAGTGATGTCTACCTCTACTGGGCCAGACCCGTTGTCGAAAACGTCTATGGTCCTCGATATTCTCTCAGTGACGTCACCAACCACGATAGTTCGGTCAGTAACCACATCCTTTCCCCGGTGCTGGGGATAGCCAATACTCGCCCCAAGGTGCTTGTTCTGTGTGACGGAGAAGGTTGCCTTTGATACAACAACGTCATTACCTGCCCGCGTGTAGTCAATACCGCTGTAGGCCCTAGCAAACCTCAGAGGGGCAACGTAGGCATTGGTGAAGTCCACTGTGAGGGGGAGCTTCAACGTTACGCTACCAGGCTGGACTGTAGTTATCTCAACAGCAAGTTCCTTGCTGCTGCTCTCCCAGATAATTACTACGTCGTTTTCCCTGTAATCTGCGACGGTCGTGTCCACGGGTAGGAACGTTGTTCCCATGGGGAGGGGGCCGACATGCGACAACTCTGACCAGACAGGGACACCGTAGACACGGTGCGCCCACTGAGAAGAGATTGCCTTGGCCTTGCTGAACTCCTCAGGCGTCAGCATGTAGGTATAGCTGAATGCCTGACGAGCCTCAGACCTGAGTGCCAGTCGCTGCTCTGTACTAAAGCTTTTGATAACGTCTGTCTTCCACTCCAGAGACTCTCTGTGGGTGGTTTGAGGTATGAACGGCCACACGAGAACGCGCCGGCCTATAACGCTGAGCCGCGCTTGCTCATCCGGGAAGGCAAACACGTATGCTGCGTCGATTACCGGAGAGCCTGAGGTGCCGACCTGGAGGGTGTACGTACGGGACTCGAAGACCCCAAACGTTGTGGGGGCGGCATAAGGCTCAATCAGGGTCATCCCGTCCGTGCCTGACTGGGAGATACCCGACAGCAGCTTTGTACTCCTGTGCGCGTTCCACACCTCGACAGGCCTGGTCTGGGTAGAGAGCAGGTTACCTACGTTGAGACTGTCGGGGACGATGTGAACCCTGTTGTAGTAATCCGCACCAAAGCCAGGCTCAATAGCCCCGTACACGGGAAGCTCTCTTCCAGGGTACGGGGCACTGCTGGACAATGCCCCGCCTATATCGGACTTCGCAAGTGCCTCGCCGGATGCCTGAGGTGCGGTGTTGTCCCCAAGCTGGGTGGACATGTCTGCCAGCGGCCCTGTGGGGGTAGGGCCCACAGGGATTTCGAAGACCCCGACTAATTCAGCCACTATGCCACCTTCTTGTATGCGATTCCGCGCTCGAGCGTGAGCCCGCCCTTCTGGTACCACGGGAACACTTTCCACGTGTCACCACCGAAATTGAACTCATCCCCTGGCAAATAGTTGGTCATGTCCATGTGTCTCATACCGGGTATAGTCCCTACGGGGTAGTTGTATGCCCCTGAGTAAACACCGACAACATTGGGGCAAAGTATGGCTACTCCGTTTAGAGGGTTCGGGGAGAGGTTTGACAACTGCTTGTTGTACGAGTCACCCCCCGAGCAAGCAAGTCTTAGCCCCGCAGCGTCGGTAAGGTACCCCCCAGACCCAGCCCAGTTATTGATGGAGTTGATGTTAACTCTCACCATCGAGCCAAACCCTCTGCCACTGGCAGCAGAGGACCCGTTGCCCCTGAAGGGGTAAAACTCCAGCTGGTCCCAGCTATCTACGCTAAGCGATGGCCAGTTGTTGTTGTTGGTTGCCGCAATGATATGGTCACCGCATGTCGCATAACAGAACCTACCCCCGCCCTCTGCAGCTGGGTTGAAGAGGTCCAGTGACCCACACCCAAATCGCAGGAAAGAACCTGTTGCTATTTCCACCTCAGCGTAGACAACCTTCGGATCTACAGAGAAGAAATGGTAGGCTGGGAACGGGCCTACTGTGGTCACAAGAGGGAAATGGACTACGGCCTGGTCGGTTGCTCCCGGGGTAAATCGTTGCGGGTACCCTGGCTGCCTGTCCCAGGCCAGGCCAGCATCGTAGCCGTCTGAGCCGTTGAGGCTTAGCCCAGTCTTGACGTCCGCGCTCCCGTTGATTAGGGCGGACTCATTCGCATAGCTTCTGAAGTTGAAAAACGCGCCCGACCTCGAAATACACAGCTCACGGCCACTGCCAGCCGTTCCCCACCTGTTGACGCTCCAGCCCAGCGAAGAGGCAAACAATCGGAATTTGTCCAACAGGTCATTAATGTCGCTCGATGTTCCAGTTTGGTAGGCCATGCCATCACTCCAGGGCCAGTGCCCAATAGTTGTTCAGCGTTGTTCTGTATGTGTTCTGGAATATCACGTGCACCTTTCCGCCAATCGTAGAGGTATCCTCGGACGTGACGTTAAACCCAGAAACGAAGTAAGTACCCTCTAGCTCACCTAACACGGCTCGAGTGGGCCCCCACTGGATGGGTATGCAGGGCTGGAACATGTATCCTCCACCGTAGCAGTCCCTGTAAGGCCTTACTTTACCAGTGGGGGATGAGTAAATACTGTGTGGCCACACACAGCGCTGCATACCTGCAATCGAAGAGTCTGCGACTGTAATCCCCGCAACGTCCTCCTGACTGGTGACGTTATTGTCAGCGTCTGTATACTGAAGCCAGTCACCAGCACTAGATCTTATATTCAGGGTGCCGCTACCATACGAGGACGCACTACCTGTATTGGACCCTGGGCAGCAATACACACCTCGCACCTTATGGGCGTAGGAGTACAGAAAATCAGAAGAGTTGGACAGGTGCGACCCACCAACTACCAGGGGGTACGGGTACTGCCCAGGAGTGGCGTAGGGCAGGAGGAACCCAAGGTACCCGGACTCGTAGGTGTTGGACACCTTGAGGGCTAGCCGAAAAGAGTTACCCGACGCCACGAACCAATACTTCATGGCTCCTGGCCACCCAGGGACCATTGGGCATGCCCTTGGCTCTGGTATGCCGTACCCCACCATGGCCCCCGGCTGGTTGTACCACGACTCTACAGAGGGGTCATACCCCGTGAACCCATTCAGGATCAGGTTTTCCCAGCCTCCCGTGCTTCCTCGCACAGACTTAATTCCTGTGAATATCTCCTGATTGGCTGCGAAGCCTCGTGACTTAAATATGACATTACTGCCATAACTGTTGACAATATTGTCGCTAACATCGTACATGAGGAAAGAATACCACCCTAGTTGTGTGCCGTTATACCCGCCTCCTGTTATTGTTACTCGCCAATACTCGTAGTTAGTAGAAGCAGGGACAGAGATAATAACTTTGTTGCCGGCCCCCGGCTTTGTAAATGAGGGTGAGTGAACCAGCGTCCAGCTGCTGCCGTCGTTAGACCCGTGGAGGTTAAACGACGTGGGCATATAATCGGCGTAACCACCGTGATTAGAAGTGATGGCTATCTTCCTAACCTGCTTAGCCTGACGCAGCCTGAGCGTAAAGTAGCTCAGGTTAACGGAGTAGTTGCTAGCGTGGAACACGTTAGCCGGTGAGGTCGGGTCACTCACGTTACTGAGCATAGGGTCAGCGTTGAACGTGTGGGCTATGTTTAGATTATTCGAGTTGAGGTTTGTATCGATAGAAGCCACGTTGTCTACGGAGCTCCTCACAACCTGCCACTCCTGGTTGAGCCCGACCAGGGTTGCGTTGGTGGTCAGAAAAGTTGTGATCTTCGCCAGCAGGTCCTCTACACCAGTGGCCGTACCAATCTCGTATGCCATACTTACCTCAAGTGCTAAGCGCAGTTCTGTTGCGCTGGATGACGTTCATGATGAGCTTCTCACCGTCGTCCGTACCCAGGAAATCCCCGACCAGCTTCGGATCTAGGACGTTGACGATGCGGGCGTTCAGTGTCGGCGGCGCAGCTGGCGCCGCGGCTTCTGTGCGGCCCGAACCGCGGAGCAACTCTGCGGTCTTTTCGCGGCTGGTGACATTGGCGGGGCCCTGGACAATCTCCGGGCCATACTCGCCGACGATACCCCACTTTCCGCTGGGGATTATACCGCCCTTGTCATAAGCGCCGGAATAATTGATGCTCGAGATCTGGCCGATAAGGGACGACATTGAGGCCATGATCGGGCCAATCTGCGCCCATCCCAGCGGACCCTGGACCGCCATCGCCGCAGATATTGCAGTGTACATGTCCATCGTGGACTTGGCGATAGCGAAGGCCTTGCTCGCAGCGAACATCACGCGGTAGGCCTCAGATTGCTCGCCGGCAATGGAGCCGACTAGCCCAGCCACGGCGCTCGTCATCTGCTCCCCCGCCGACATGAAGTTCTGAACCCCCTGCAGTCGCAGCTGCGACAGTTCCATCTGATACCTGGAGGTCAGGTCCATCTCGAGCTGGTGCTGGAGCTCCAGGTTCTCCTTGGTCAGCGCCAGCATGCGCTCACGCTCGGTCAGGTATCGCGCCTCCAGGTCAGCCATCTGGGCTTCGACGTTGTCCGGGAACATGCCCGCCAATTCAGCAGCGTCCGACCTTCTGGCACCTTCCTTACCCGTCGCCTCGGCATCCTTAAGCCTGATGAACGAGTCCATGTCCCCATCGACCAGGGCGCGTTGGAGCAGCTCGCCGTTCTTGGCGTTCCACTCCTTGACGAACTGCTCTTGGGCGGTCAGGCGGTTATCGAACGACTCAGCCTCCACACGCTCTATCTCACGCAGGAACTCCTCCTGGCTGATCTGGGCCTTGAGTTGGGCAAGTGCCTTGTCCGTGTACGCCTTGGTGATCAGCTCCTGCTCTTTCTGCAGGGACTCAGCCATGCGGCCCACCAGGTCCTCGCGCATCGCGGGGTCCTTGACTTTGCCCAGTGAGGCACTGATAGCCTCCTGGATCGCGTCCTCTCTGGCGATACCCTTCTGAATCTCGAGCTCAGCCAAGGCGTCCAGTGTGTCCTGGTACTCCTTCTCCCCGACCATCCGAGCGTTCTTGCGGAGATCCAGGCCTTTCTTGTAGAACTCGATGGAGGCAAGGGCTTGCTCGTACTCAGCGTTAGCGAGCTTGGAAGCACTGTCGACTTCCTTCATAGGTGTACGGTCGACTCGGCCTCTGCCCCCGTTCCCGCCACCCAGGGGGAAGGGGGTACCAATATCGATGGGCTCTGTCTTGTCGATTACCTTCGGGCCATCAACCTTAGCCTGCGCCGCGGCCACCTCATCGAGCGCCTTAGCCCTAGCCCTGAGGGCCTTGTTATCTTCCTCTATGTACTTAAATGTTGGTATGTGCTCCCGCTGCCAGGCAGCAGTACCCATAACGTCCTTGTATCGCTTATTGCTTGCCTCGAGGGCCTTAGCTGTCTCGTCCTTACCAAGGGTGGAAATATCCGTGTCACCTGACAGGCCAATGTCCTTTCTGGCGTCCGACTTGTACTGGTCGTAGGTCGGCCCCTTTATCAGCATGCCCTCATTGCTCTTGACAGGAGTCCCGATGTCCTTGTAAGCGATGTAAGCTGCGCTCGCAGCAGCCATCCCCCCGGCCGCAACAAGTGGGTTCATCGCCAAGAACCTGATGAAGGTCAGGACTGCAGAGTTAGCGGCTAGCTTGGCCCCCAGCTCCCCGATACCACGACCGAGTGTGCCGAGTACACCTGCTGTAGTGCTTGCTGCAGACCCCATCCCTGACACGGCCTTGCCCATCGTGAAGATGTCGTTGGCCACATTGACGACCATGCCCCCGGCCTTTAGCGCCAAGTAGGCAGCAGCCATCTTCTTGAGCCCGTCCTCATTCTCAATCAGCCACTTAGCGAGGTCGGCCAGGCCATTGACCATGGACTTAACCCCGTCCCTGAAGCCGTCACTCCTGAAGACGTCCTCCATGGTCTTAGCGAGGCTGAGGAGGGATTGCTCGCTACCCGAGAACGCCTCCATGAAGGCGTTCTCAAGCGCAGACCCTGCGGTCTGGAATGCAGTCTTAACGTCACCATCCAACCCAGAGACCAGCCGGTCAAGGAGCCCAGCAGCCTTAGCATTAGTCTTGTCCAGCCCTTCCTGAAGGGAGGTGAGGTCCTCTATCAGCACACTAAACGGTCTGCGCCCACGCTCATTTAGCATGTTGGCGTCGAACTGCTGCTTCTGGGCAGCGCCAAGTTCGCGGTACTTCTCGATCACCTGTTGGAGATATTGCAGCGGGTTGTCGCGGCCCTTAACGAACATGTCCATGCCAAGGAGCTCTCTGATCTTGGCAGCAGCCCGGTTATTGGGGGCGCCAAGCAGATCCTCAAACATGTTGCGGACGAGGGTGCCAGCGTTGCCGCCAACAAGGCCCCGCTTGCCCACCCGCTCCAGAACGACAGCAGCCTCTTCAATGGTCAGGCCGTAGCGTTGGGCGAGACCAGTCATGTTCTTGAACGACTCTGCAACGTCGTCCATGCCCGCCTTGGTCTGCACAGACACATAAGCCATGGCGTCGCCAACACGCTTCACGTTCTCTGTGTTTTGCGCTGCGTTATCAGTCATAAGACTGAAGTTGTACATCGCGTCCGTGAGGCCCTTGGTGGCTGTCTCCATATTCGTCTCACCGAATATGGTGGCAGCCATCACCGTGTTCAGCATGTTGAGGCCGTCCTCAGCCTTAACACCGGTCTGCGCAAGGACACGAAGGCCCTCCGCAGCCTCGAGAGCATTGAACTTAGTGCCGTCAGTGACCTCGATCAGGCGCTTGCGAATATTCTGGATTGTCTGCTCCGGGGCTGGCCCGTCTTCTTGCAGAATCGCAGCAAAGCGGGCCTGGTAGCTAAGCTCTGCCCCTTCCTTGAATGACTTGGAGGCGGCAATAGTAGCCGCAGAAGCAGCAGCCATAACGGCCACATATTTGCCATAGGTCAGCCACAGGGCACCAAGGGCGCCAGAGACGCCGCGCAAGGCGGAATGGACTGCGTGCTGGCTCTCTGTGAACGCCTGCGCGTGCCCGCCACCAGCCCTGTACTCCTTACCGAGCTTACCCAGGGCAGTAGAGAGGTTATCCGTCTCCTTGAGGGTCCGAGCGGCTGCAATAGCCTGTGCGGAGTAATACTTGGACGGGTCCATACCAGCGTCCATCAGGCTGCGGGCCTTCATAGCCTGTGATGCCTGCCCCCTGGGGCCTGCTTCCAGCCACTTACGCTCGAGCATCTCCATCCGCTTCAGGTGTGCCTGGCGCATGGAGTATTCCTCCAGGTCCCGTTTCTCGTTGATTGCCCTGTACCTAACCGCCTGCGCCTGGCGAATGTTGTTAAGGTCAACATCACGCTTCTGCTCAATAGCTCGGTAGGAGTCCCTCATCCTGAGCATGCCGGCCAGCATGTCACGCTGCTCTGCAGCCGCCGCTTTCTGAAGGGCTGTAGTTCTCCTCAGGTCCATCTGCTCAGCAAGGGACTGTACACGACCCAGCTTCTGGTAATCGGCCCTCATCCTGAGCATGCCGGCCAGCATGTCACGCTGCTCTGCAGCCGCCGCTTTCTGGAGGGCTGTCGTTCTCCTCAGGTCCATCTGCTCAGCAATTGACTGCGTACGCCCCAGCTTTTGGTAGTTGTCACGCATC